TTACAGAGTATTTTAAAGAATCTTTCTAAAGGTTGTTGCAATATTTTTGTTTTCTCAGACATAACATAAATTTCTCTTGAACCTTTCCACTGATTTTTATCTTTAATGTCAAATTCCAAACATATTGTTTTCATTGATTCTATTTTCTCTTGGAAAGTAACTTCACCCTCATCAAATGCTTGTCTAAATTCTTTATTATTTGCAGGCAAATTCTTTACGAAATCAATAACTTCATCTTGCACTTTATCATTGGAAAATAAAACATCATGTCCTTTTTTTCCCCAAAATTCTCCCTTATTGCTTCTCATACCTTTGCTGGTGCTTATATCCGTATAAGAGGATTGTAATATTTTTGTAAAATCGTGAGCTAAAGTTTCTCTACCTACCAATCTTTTTAAATAATTTCCAGCAAATTTACCTATGCAAAAAACTAACTTTGGGTCAAACTTAAAATCATCATTAAAAACATTATCAATATAATCATCCTCATTACAATCAATTGATGATTGTTCCAATATAGTCAAAGGATCTTTACTGTAGTTTTTTAAAAAATATTTATGAGTTTCTAATACTGATTTTAAATTTTTCAGATGTTCATTGGTTCTATCAAAAGGTGCCATAGTCATAAATAATGTTTCATCAAACTTTTCAGCACACAAATCAAAATTATCAAATGTGTGATCTGTAAAAATATCAAAAATTTTTAAATCCTTAGCATTTTCATAGATTTGTATATATTTCTTTGAAAACAATCTTTGCATTAGGTAAAAATAAGGGTCATAATCATGATCTACCATGCTCTCTACTAATTCTAAAACACTAGTATGAGTTGACAAACTGTTCAAATACAAATATCTAAAAGATCCAAACCAAATTTCTAATTTCCTTCTCTGAGAAAACATATTAAGGACTTTACATGATACAAACTTTAAATAAGTTTCATAATTCAAATCACTTTCCAACTGAGAAGATAAAAAATAATTAGAAAATGAGAAATATAATTCAGCTCCTTTTTTAGCCATAGGAAAAAAGAATGTTTGCC